AGAAAATTACTGACTAATCTTTTTTCACTCATTATGGGGTAGTATCAGATTCATATGTTGAAATACCATAATTATATATTGCAGCTGAATCAGTTTGATCAATACAAACCACCTGTATGTGGTTATTGCTTGCTCCATCGTAGTCTACAGCTCCAACTTTATTAAAAGTTTCCGAAGTATCATCAGATGAAAACGTAATGGTTTGATCACCTGTAACAAGTATATCAATGACCTGCCCTGTTTTCATGTTTTGAATATTTAACGTTGTAGCACCAGTTAAAGCTGATGTTAATTCAAACACACCATAAGAAGCAGCGTCAATATTTATAGTTCCTGTCGTCGTGCTTATATCTTGCTTATCTTCAGCAGCTATTAATTGATGTTTAAGTTTTGTAAGTGCCATTTATTTATTTTTAAGAAATTAAATCCCAACTTGTTGTTTCTTCATTCCACTCGTATCGCTGTCCGTCATCTGGCATAGCTACAGGAGCTTCCCATAAACAGCTTTGCTCATTGAGTACCCAGCTATCAAATGGCTTAGGAGGAATAAAAGCGTCTCTTGATTCGTCGTATGTATATCCTATCCCTGCATAGTTTTTTCTAAAAGGCGTGCCGCCGGTTGCGTGTACTCCTCCTCTTGTGTTATAAGATGTACGTTTACAAACTTGTTCTCTGAAATTACCATAATGGATTTCCCAGTTTGTTGGCCCATCCGTTTCATCTTTACCGACTATCACCTCAGTTACGATATTACTCATGTTTAAAAATGCGTAGTGTGCCATATTTTATTTATTAAGTAAATGATATATTTCCTGTTCCGCCTGTAAATACTGATACTTTATTTGATCCCTCTGTAAATGGTGAGCCACTTGCCTCTATGATTCCAGAGCCAACTGTTATTGTGTAAGCACTTGGATAGCGTAAAATTACAACTCCAGAGCCTCCATTAGCTCCATTTGAGCTAACTGTCGTAGAATCATTGTAACCACTTGCTCCTCCACCACCTCCAGTATTAGAATCAGCGTTACTAGGTGCTGCATCAGTATAAGTTCCATCAGAACCCCCTCCAATACCGCCAGCTCCAGCAGTTGTGTGAGATCCACTCCTACCAGAGCCTCCTCCGCCACCAGAGAAATAAACATCTGAACCAGATACCTCTCCAATTGATGCTGTACCAGCGTTTGTTGTGCTTATTATGTTAACTGCTAAACCAGCGCCCCCATCTCCGCCATCAGTACTACCTCCATTTTGCCCAGCAGCTGATGCTCCTCCTCCTCCAGCTTGTATTCCAGTAGAAGTAGATGTACCATTGCCTCCAGAATAACCTTGAGTAGCTGGCGAGGTTACGGCTACGCCTCCAGAACCAGAACCATAAGATCCGCCACCTCCAGATCCACCACTCGCTCCATTGCCGCCATTACCTCCTCCACCTCCACCACCAGCAGTAGATGTTATAGTAGAGAATACCGAATTAATTCCACTAGTTCCTGGGCGATTACTAGATAAATCTGAGCCGCCAGCTCCCCCAGCACCTACAGTAACAGTATAATTTGTTGCTGTAGATAAAGTTATTGTAGATTCGGTATGCCCATTTAATGATGATGAATTAGTGTAGCTTGTTCTTAATCCACCAGCTCCTCCTCCTCCAGCAATTTGTCTACCACCACCACCACCTCCAGCAACTACTAAATAATCTACTGTTAATGGAATTGTGTTTAAAGCTGTAGCGGTTTCATTAGCAGCATTATAAGCTATCCAGCCTTGAGTAGCATCTACATAAACTATAGATACTCCACCTCTTTCGTAATCTATTAATACATCATTAGATGAGCCATTAATATTATCAGAGGATGTTATTGTGATATTGTTAGTATCAGCAGTACCAGCATAATCAACTATAGAAACCTCATCTCCAGCAGTTGGACTACTTGGAAGTGTAACTGTTATTGCAGCAGAGGTAGTATTAACAAAATAGCCTCTATTTGATACAGCTGGAAATGCAGCAGTCTTTACGGTTGTTATCCATTGAAATTTATGAAAATCGTTATCAGCAGCAACAACATTAGATATATTTGCTATAGATCTACATTCAATTACAGCACCATCTACAGGCGCTTCATCCAATGTTATTGTTGAACCCGAAAATGTATATGTATTTTTTTCTTGATATAAACCACTTATATACACATCAAGATTATTAGCAGAAGACGGAGCACTAGTTAGCACAAAATCTGTGTCTGATCCATCGCCTGTAAACCTTTCAATATTAACAGTATTGTCAACAATAGTTATTTTGCTATACACAGTTACTTCTATTGTGTAACCATCAGGTGGGGCTGTTGTAAAAGTTAATGTGTTTCCGCTTACACTATATGTTGATTTTTCCTGATACACACCTTGTACAAAAACTAATGTCTTATCTTCAGAAGAGGGCGTGTTTGTTAAAGAAAACGCAGTAGTTGAACCATCACCAGTAAACTGGTCGGAATTCATTGCGGATAAATCAACTGCTTTTATATGTACAGCCTCTATCGCTACATTATTAGAAGGGGCTGTTGTAAATGTTAATGTTTTTCCAGATGTTGAATAGTTGTCTTTAGATTGATAAACACCATCAATATAAATCTGAACATTGTTTTCGCTATCTATTGTTTGAGATAGATTAAATGCGGTAGTTGAACCATCACCAGTAAATTTATCTAAAGAAGTTTGCCCTGTAACTGCAACTATATGTATAAGCTCAATGCTAGATCCATCTAAAGGAGCCGTGCTGAACGTAACAGTTGATCCTGATGTAGTATAATTGTCTTTGCTTTGATATACACCGTCTATATATATTTGTACGTTTTTTTCATCAACTATGGTTGATGTTGTGTCAAACGTAGTATCGGAGCCATCTCCCGTATATATATTTTTTTCTATAGTTACGGTTCCAGTATCACCGCCACCCCCACCGCTTCCTCCAATTTCGCCCCATTCAGTAGTATATCCTTCAAACTTACCATCTGTGGTATTATATCTGAACATACCAGCTTGAGCCGTTGGACGTTGTGCTGTAGTACCAGCGGGCATTTGAACAGCATCAGTTCCGCTAATATCTAAAGTAACAGCTGGTGTAGTTTCATTAATGCCTAATCTATTATTTGTTTCGTCTAAATGAACAACGGTAGATTCTGTAGTATTTCCATCTCCAACCCATATTTTTCCAGTAGAAAGATTAGGGACGTCATTAGCTCTTAAAATAGAAGATACAACTAAAGACCCATTAGATGCATGCACCCTTGCTACCTTAGCAATATTTTGAATAAAATTAGAAGCTCCCGTTGGTTTGGTCATTGTTAGACCGCCACCTGATTTTACATAAACAGTGTCATTTGAAGATGTTGATGTTCCATCAATGGTTGCAGTAACTAAATCCTTTAAAAAACCACCTTGAACAACAAAACCTTCGCCGTTATTTGCTAAATCAGTTTCTAATAAACCAACGGCGGGCATTGTTGATGCACTTGATGCATCCGCTGGTGCTATTTCTAATTTATCTGTATTCCCTACATTTCCTGTTATATAAACTGGCGTTCCTTTTGCTATTAAAGAACCAGATGTATTTTTTACTTGTAGATGTGTAGATTCTGCTGAATCTGCTGAGGCAGCTGCTACGCTTCCAAAAGATAAATTTCCAGCACCATCTGTAATAATTGCCTGCCCATCACTTCCATCTGTTGAAGGAAACGTATAAGCGTCATTTATCGTTATATTATTTAGAAAACGATTCGCCATAATATTTTATTAATCTATTTTAGTAACCAGTACTCTAATATCATTTGATGCTGGGGCAGTTGCAAATGTTATAGTCGCGGTGTTTGTTGTTGTTCTAACTACATCTGCATATACTGTATCATATGTACTATTATCGTATAATTGAATAATTACATCTCTTGTACCTAAACTATGTGTTACTGTTATTGCTGTAGTTGAACCGTCACCTATTGAACCACTCCAACTTCTTGCAGCTAAACCAGCAGGTGTAACTGCTCTTACTGTATCTGTTCCAGCTAATGATTCAGCCTCAGTAGCAAGCTCTACAATACCTTTTACAGTTGTACTTGAATCGGGTACTGCTATATTAACATAAGTAGAACCGTCATTTGTATATTGCCAATTGTCTGTAGTCTCATTCCATCTTAAAGCAACATTTGTTGAATCACCTCTTTCAACTTCTATTCCAGCATTTTCAGAAGGCGTTCCAGTAGCATTATCATTTAAAACAATAATATTATCATCTACAGATAATGTTTCTGTATTTATTATTGTTTGAGTACCAGATACAGTTAAATTACCATTTACAGTTAAATCATTACCTATTGTAACATCATCTGGTAAACCAATAGTAACGGTATCGCCATCCCCTACAGTTCCATTTGTTACCTCTATTTCATTAGCTGTACCTTCTACTGTAAATTCTATATCTCCTATAGCGCTTGCAACGTGATCAAATATTTGGTCTCCTGTAGCAAGAGCTGCACCTCCATTAGTTACCGCCGCTGTAATAGTCGCTATAGATGGATTAGGGCCATCAGAATCTGTTATTGAAAGTGTTGAAGACGTAGAGGTAGTTACGCTTTTTATATCTCCAGATGCATCAATCCAATTAGATCCATCATAAAAATATAATTTATTATCTGTAGAGTTATAATATATTTGACCTTCTTGAGGAGAAGATGGTGCAGTAGCTAATACGTGTATTTTTGCATTCTGCAACTCATTCTTATTAAGATCAATACTAGATAAATAATTTATTGCCATTTGTTGTTAGTTTAAATATGCTTTACCTGAAAATGCAGAAGCAAATGTTAGTGTTAATTCATTTGTTGAGTTGTATTCTATTTCACCTATTACAACATTATCACTAGAATCTACGACAGAAACAGAAGGAAACTTATCAAGATTATGCGTTATATTCCATGTGTCCAATGCAAACGTTTGATTAAAAACAAACGTAGTTGCCGAAAATGTAGCATTTTCTTCAATATATTCTAAAATATCTGACAAAGGAAAATTTACTGTTTTACCAGTAGTTCCATCAGTACCTATAACTTTATCATTATCTGTTAAAGCTATGTCTTTTTTATAGGTAGCTATTCTAGCCATTATTTATGTTTATTATTTCCAAATATTTTTTCCGCACCACGCGAACCAAAATAAGCTGTTAGCACTAATGATAATAATCCCGTTATTTGATCTAAAGGATATCCCATATACCATCCTACTACATAACTTACTGTTAGAAATACTAAAGTTAAAGGACGTACATTAGCTGCAAGCCAATTACCTGATCTTGCATCCGCCGTCCATCTTCTTGTAATTCCATCTATTTCTTCTCTTTCAATTCTTAATTTTTCTAAAGCTATCTGCTTATCGGCCTCAGACATTTGCGAACCGCCTATAATAGCTTCAATGACACCCCCTATTGGAGTGTCATTAGCTATCTTACCAACTACATTTGGAATCTTGTTTAATAGAAATTGTCCGACAGCGGTGTCTTTGAATTTCTTTTTACTCATGGTATTTATTTTTTACCTTTAAGATCCTCGATTTTATCTTTTAATTCTTGAAACTTATCTTCAAGAACATCAGCGATTCCATCACCATCTCTGTCTTTTAAAACTTTTGTTGCAACAAGTACACCAAAAATTACAGCGATAAATAATAAAATAGATAAAATAATAATTACTGTTTCCATAATAAAAAAAAATTAAAAATTAAAAATTAACAATTCCAGCGACGTCTAGCCGCTCTACCTCTTTCCGAGGTCCAGCTTTTTGATCTTGCACAAAAAGATTTTCTTCTTTTAGCAGCTTTACTGCCTGGCTTTAATTTGCTAGGTGGTGTTGTAACAGCTGTTTTAAGTTTACTTCCAGGGTTATCTGCTCTATATTTAGCAACACCTTTTTGGGACATACCACCACCTGCTTTTGCACCTGTTCCCGTAGGTTTAGCTTCATTATAATATCCTAAAGATTTTTTCTTTGATGGTGCTGGCGGTTTGGCTTTTTTTAGAAAGGGGGATTTTTGCACCCTCAAAGTAATTGGATCATTCATGTGTAATGTCTATATATTTTGTTTTACCATTTTCTTTTACAGCTTTAAGAACTCGCATTCTATTTTTTCCTAAAGCATAGCTTGCGTGAACCCAAGCGGGGTTTTGCTCATCTCCAAACTCCCATATTAATTGATCAAACTCTAATTTATTTTTAATATAATTAAAAAAATCAGCATTTGAAACTTTGCTATACACATCATCAATATCAATGGCTTCACCTATACAATGCTGCGAGCTTGCAGAACCTCCTATTGCTTTGTTGAGTTCAACAGAGCGATAAAATGAAGATACATATATAGGCTCATTAAAATGATTTCTTAAAGGCTCAAAAATATGTTGAGCGGTAATCTGCATATTAATAAGAGTATCATTATCCGGCATATTATTAATACCTAAACGCTCTGCGGTATTAGATCGAATAGCTTCTTTTAAGCTTATGTGTTCGCTAATATTCATTTTACTTTTTTACCACCTCGCATCATACACCCACATCCCTGAGCAATAGGTTGCATACAGGTTGGGCATACTGGCGATGGTGCCTTTTTTTGAGCGTGTACTTTTTGTGTGATTGGCATTGCTGCCGGTCCTTTCATTCCCATGATTATTTCTTTTTTTGTTTTTGATAGGCTTCTTTTTCCCAAGGAAGATTTCCCGCACCTTCTTTCATGCCTTTCCTCGGATATTTTTTACCTTCCCAATATATGTACTTATCATCATATCTTAAATCACCTCTTTTTATTTGGTCTCTATGCACCTTTTCATGACTTAAAGCAATTTTTTGTTGCACTGGAGAAAGCTCTTTATTTATATGAATAGTCCCATCATTAAAGGTCATACCGTGCACTCCTTCGGGTAATTTCTTTTTTAATACAGGCGGGGCTTTTTTCATCTTGTTAAATCTTTATTCATTTTATCAATAGCTGTATTATATACTTTATCACTATAGCTATTATTTTTATTAAATATACTTCTTCTTGATATAGGTAGATCTTCTTGGCCTAACAATATTCTATATATACGGCTTATTAAATATTTACATTTAGTTGAAACTTTATATACAGAATATTTTATTGTAGTTCTATTCCTATGCGCATATACTTCAATCCATCCGTCTTTACGTAATCTTTCCCATCTATTTTTATCCCAGGAATATATATAAGTGCCTTCAATATAATCATTACGCGTAAATTTACCAAGACAATCAAAATGAATAAGTAATTCTAAATCTGCATCATTAAGATTATAGGTTTTACAGGCCCATTTTCTAACGAGCCTGTAGTATTTAAATAAACCTATATTTCTTAATGTATCAGCATCTATTTTCATAGTACTGCAATTACATCTTGTTCTTTAATTACGTAAAATAATTTATCATCAAATTCAATACCGTAACCAGCATGCTTATCAAAGTATATTTCCATTTCAGGAGCTAAGCCTTCAATAAGATTGCCAACTGACATTACCTTTGCTTTTTGGTATCGAATATCATTTTGGTGTTGCTCTGTTAAAATTAAACCGCTTTTATTTGGTTTAACTTTTTCTTTTAGCTTTTCTATTATTATATACCTGTTAACTGCTTTCATTGTTCACGTACATTTGAAATTACACAATCAGCAGACATAATTGTCGTAGCAACTGAAGCCGCATTTTTTAAAGCTGTTTTGGTTACAAGTACTGGATCTATAATACCAGCTGAAACCATTCTAACCGTTTTGCCTGTAACTACATCAATACCTTTACCTTTACTTACTTCATCGGGAATCGAAATTCCACCGTTTTCAAGTATGGTTCTAAATGGAGCAGTAACGGCTCGTAATAATAATTCTTCGCCAGGGCATTTAGGAGAAATAGAAGAAGAAGCATTGACAAGAGCAACACCGGCTCCGGGTACAATACCTTCTTTAAGAGCCGCTTTAACTGCATAAATAGCATCTTCAACACGATCTTTCTTTTCTTTTAATTCAACTTTACTGTTTGCTCCTACAAATATTATACCAACAGAACCTGAAAGCATAGCTTTTCTATCTTGAAGTTTTTTAAGCAAATAGGGATTTTTTTCTTCCTTTATTTGTTTTTCAATAATAGCTATTCTTTCTTGCGTTTCTTCATTAATACCATTAGTTGTTATAATAGTATCTTTTTCATCTGTTACAACTTTTGCTGCTTCACCTAAAACAGATGCGTCAATCAAATCTAAATCATCTCCTAGATCTTCATTAATAACTTTAGCACCAGTAACGACAGCTAAGTCTTCTAGCATTTCTCTTCTTAAATTAGCAAAGCCAGGTGGATCAATAACATTTACTTTTATATTACCTTTTGCTTTATTCATTATTAAAGCAGACAAAGGTTGTTGGCCAACAGGGCCTACAATAAGTATTGATCTTTTATTTTTTATAGCGTATTCAAGTACCGATTGGATTTTACGGATCGTTTCAATTTCAGTGTCCACAAGTAAAACCAAGGGATTATCAAGAACAGCTTTATTTTTCTCCTTATCAGTAATGAAGTATTGTGACTTAATTCCTGAATCAAATTTAACACCATCAACTACTTCTATATATGTTTTGTCGTCTTCAGCTTCTTCCATTAAAACAACACCGTCTTTGCCGACTTTATTATATGCATCAGCAATTGTTTTACCAAGTTCAGTATCATTATTAGTTGAAATATTAGCAACATGCGTAAGCATTTCGCCTTCAACCGGAAGTGCTATTTTATCTAAATATTTTATTACTTTTTTTACGCCATTATTAATACCAGTTTTTATACCGCGTAAATTAGTAAAGTTGCTTTCAAAGTATTGTTTAAGAATGGAGTGGGCCAGCACGGTTGATGTGGTCGTGCCGTCACCGGCCTCTTTGACTGTTTTTTGAGCTGCCTCTTTAATGAGGGTTGCACCGATATTCTCGGCAGGGTCCATAAGGATTACGCTATTTGCAACAGTTACTCCATCTTTAGTTACTATGGGACGACCCGTGCCGTCTTCATATATAACACATTTTCCTGAGGCTCCAAGGGTAGAAGAAACCGCTTTATTAAGTTTATCTACCCCAGCCATAATTTTGCTTTTAGCGTCATTGCCAAAGTTAAGATCTTTAACAATATCGCTAGGATGATTAAATTCCATTAAATTAAAGTTTAAATAATTAATTAAAAGTTTTTACTACAACAGGCCCTTCTGTTAATTTAAGTTTTCTTTTGTAGTGATCAATAGAAGAATCAATTGCTTTTTCTGCTCCTTCTACAGTTTCGCGTCTTGTAACTCCTTGCCAGTTATCATCTTTATTAAATTCAGTTTGATAATAACCATTTGGCAATTGTGTAATACGCCAGTTACTTTTTTCAGCATAGCTTGCCCAAAGCTCTTTGGTTTCTTTGGATACTTGCGGTTCGTTAGACCAAGTATTGGTCTTGTAATAAAAATACGTCATAGGTATTTGGTTTTAAGGTTAATAAAAGTTTTATTGGTTATATATTATATTACATTTAATTATATATTTTTATACAGCATTAATTACTTCTAAATCATTAGTAAAATTACCTAATATAGCTAATTGCGTTGTAGTGCCTGATGTAGGGTATCCGGAAGGCATGTCTGGTCCTGTGGCTCCTTTTATTGCAATAGAGTATCTACCGTAAGTCCCTCCTGTAGCATACTGAAAAAGCTGTGCTTGGGCACTAGATATTCCATTGACACGTCTTTGTGCTTGGTTATTTGGGTCATTTTGTTGAAAATAACGGAATGCAGTCTGCATATCATACCAAGTATTAGTAGACGGGTTTTCAACATTTGTTAACCATTGCATCAATTTATTAAATGTAGGTAATTTATTTACTTCGTTTTGATTCGCTAAAGGCGGTTCATAAAGAACAAGACCTCTTGATGTGTCATTTCCGGATGTAAAGCTATTTAAACCGATGTTTATATAAAAATAAATTGCATCACCTGTAAGAGCTCCCACGTTTAACCAATCGCTTAAAAGATCACCAACACCATTGCCATATTCTTCTTCTACAATAGAATTAAAAGACCCTATGCTTATGCTAACCGGGAACATTAGGCTTGTGATATTGTGTAAATATATTCAGAAGCACCAATTGCTGTAACTTGAATATAATTTACTGTTGAACTCGTTTGATCCAAAGTACCAGATAATTTTGTACCAGTAATTGTTACTGTACCTGTGCCGCCTGAACCTGTAACTTTTAATATTTTAGTTTGACCAATTGTGGTATTGGAATATGTGATTGTAGTATTAGTAGCATCCGATGCTAATGTAATTGGGAATACGGCTGAAGCACTAAAATCATTAGTTGCCGTAGTTGTAGAAGAAGATAATGTAACAGCTGTTGCTATTGTTTTAAATTCATCGGCAAGATGTGAAAAATCTATAGCATCATCTGTAATTTTATCAGAATCTATCGCATCATCACCTATAACTAAATCAGACGCCTCAAATTTTGATGTTGAATTATTGTAAATTAAATATTGTCCATCTGTAGCTGGTGTAGTTAAATCTACATCTGTTAAATCATCTAAAGCTGATACAGCTACAATAGACTTAAAGTGAACAACCTCAATGTCTACTCCGGATGGAGGTGGTGTTGCAAATGTTATTCTATTATTTGCAACTGAATAGTTTGCTTTTGATTGATAAACCCCACTGAGATAAACTTGAGTGTTGTCTTCATCCTCTATATTTGAAGATATATCTAATATAGCACTACCTGTTGAAGTTGCTGTATCTATTTCGACAGCCACAGTGC